TTGATCCAAATCTAGCTACTGAATCTTACTAAACGTGACTCCGACGTAAACGGGTTATAGAAAGGAACTATCATGGGTATCAGAGATAGAAACATAGATTGGCTACGGCGTAAAAAGATTATTCCTGCCGTTAATTTTGGTTTTTCTGGGACGGTAGCTGTTCCATCGGGAACTGATAGCAGTGGTGGTACTGGTACTATCACTACTCTTGGAACGGGTGCGCCTCTAATTACAGAGGTATCAAGTTTTGGCTTTGGCGGGCTTCTAATAGGTGCTGCTGGTGATATGGGTGCCTTTATGGACTTCGAGTTTCCCTCCGTAGCTGATCCAACGGAAGAGATAGGAGTACGCTGTATTTGGGCTCCTAATGCAGCAGTTTCAACTAGTGATCGTGTTCATTTCACTGTCCAGTACGATCAGGTGGACATAGGTGAAGCTATGGTTACCGCGGCCACTTCATTGGATACGGTTATTGCTACTCAGGGTCCATCAGATACGACTGCTCTTCTTCTTCATCGTACCAGTCGTGGCATCATCAATGCTGATAAGTTTGATTTTACGGCACGACAGGGCGGTATTCTTTGGGAAGTCAATGCGCCTACGTGGACTGGGTTTGAGGTCACTGACGTAATATTCCTTGGTCTTGAGCTTGATTACATTCCTCTTCTTTGCGTCAATACGGAAGAGACTGTGAGTGTATACAAAGATCAATCGACTACTTAATGTATATACCAGACTGGCATTTCGTTAAGCGACTCAAGGCGTATGACGATAAACTGTCTGCGCGATGGATATCCCGCAAGGAGCGGTGGGGTATCTATCGCAATATTCCTTCTCCCGGTAACCTCTATAATAAGGACGTTCTCGTTCATGTTGTAGAGGGACCGGGGAAGGAGTATCTGCCATTAGATAGGCGCACTCTCAATACGCTGGCTATGGGTGATCATCATCGTAGAGGCACTGAGACGGTGCTGCGTGAGATTATGGAGAACACACAGCGTCAGCAAGAAGCGATAGACAGAGACAATCGTAATGAGATGGAGTCGCTAGTAAGCGATACCATCCCTGCTGGTGGATTCGGAGACGATTTTGGGTCAACGAATGTTCCCAAAGAAGACATTCAATCTGTAGAAGAATATACTGAAGAGCGCGAAATCGCCATTGCCGAAGATACTGAAAAAGACCGTGTCGTATGACTCCTCAAGAAATGTATGCCGAGTTCCAATCCTACCTAGATGTGGATTCCAATTTCATGTCTGGGGACGAGGTTTGGAGAAAGCTAGACAGCGCCAACCGTGAGATAATACGTCTCATAAACAGGGAAGATCCCACCTACTTTGTTCAGACGCATACCTTTGATACGGTAGCGGATACGAACCTCTACGACCTTCCGCAGAATGCCCGTCTGGGATCTCGTATCGTCTTCATTGAGAATACCGATACGGTGACTGAGATGCCGCCCGTGCAGGAACTGCGTGAGCTTCTCTCCTTTGAATCCCCCGGTGTTGCCAACCTCTCCAACCACCATCACTTCATCCTGCAAGGCAATCAAGTTCGTATTATGGGTACGCCGGGAGGTGTTAACTCTATCCGCGTCTATTATCTGCCTATCTTCGGCAATATGATCCAAGGGGCTATAAATGGGCAGGATACGACTACCTTGGACTTCTACGCTGGCGATCCCAATTATACCATTAACTTTGGTATTCCCGATCCAAGAGATGACTATTATAATGGCATGACGGTGCTACTGACAAAGAATGATGGCATTGGCGATTTGCGTACTATAAGCGATTACACGGGTGGCTCTACCAGACGTATTACTGTCAGTGCCGCATGGTCTACGACATTGAGCATTGATTCAGGCTCTGAGACGCAGTTCGCCATCCTCTCTCCGGTACCTGAGGACTTCCATCAGCTTGTTCCTCTTCGTGCAGCGATGGATGGGGCTATCAAGAATAGGAACAGGCTCAGAGAGATACAGTCTGTATACTACGGATCGCCGGGGAGACCGGGGCTGGAGATGAGTCTCTTAGGGTGGCTGCAAAAGCGACAGATGACCGCAGATGAGATCGTCGTGCCTGTGGATCATGGGGTATAACCTATGGGCAATCTATTCAAGCTTTTACTTGAGGCTCTTACTAAGGCTGCCTCAAAATCAAAGCCGAAGCCGAAGCCGAAGTTGGGTCAGGCTCTGGCTGAAACCCAAGTTCCTTATAAGAAACGTACTGAAGGGGGAATGGATTTAAAGAAACATCCTAGGCCAGAAGGTGAAGAGTTATCTCCCGGTCAGGAACAAGCTTTCCTAGAAAAGATGTTGATAGAAGGCGGTATGACGCCTGAAGAGGCTAAAGCCCAGTTTGGGCCTTACAGAGGCACCGTGGACTTTGAGAAGGGACTGCGCGAACAAAATTATCCAGATCGTTTCCCTATTTCTCAATTAGATAATACTCCAAGAGGGGCATTTACGGAGGAAGGTTATAAGCACTGGCCTGACAGAGATCCTTTTGAGTTAAAAGGACGCACGAATGCTCCCGTAGGAGAGACAGACAAAAGAGCACTTCCGTACACGCGAGGAGTATTGGGTGGCGACCCCCTTGCGAAAGATAAGAGGCTTGAGTATTTGGCTGAGAAATTACTGCGAGATCATCCTCGGAGTAATGAAGTAAGCGAATCAGAAATCAAAGATTTATTAGCCGAATTTTCAGATATGACTGTTGCCGATAAGATTGACGCTCTTGAGTCCTTAGCGAGTGACCCTGATTGGCCGACACTAAACCCGCGTAGCTTCAGAAGCCTTGGCAAGCCGAAGGATTATGATCGTGCAAATAAGGATATGGCTAGATTTATGGAGACCTTTCAAAAGCTCATGGGTAAAGGGTCGTCTACACTAAATACGGCTCTCCTTGGTGCTGGCCTAGGTGCTGGCGGTCTTGGTGGTGCCTTAAGAGATAAGCGTAGGCCTACTGCTGGCGGCGCTCCACAGTCACCATCAAGATAAGGATAAGAAATAATGAGTAAGAGAAAAGGTTCTTCATTAGATGAAGCACAACGGCATCTTCGCAAGCTGTCAAAAAGAGCAAGTCTTGTTCCTCTTCGTGCAGCGCTTGCTAACAAGCCAACGTCTGCGAAGGCTGCTACCACAAGAACTAAGAAGACAACTAAAATGAAAACGCTTAGAGAACACTGGAAAGAGACAGGCCAATGAATATGTACGAGATGTGGGAGATCCAACACCGAGGTCGGTCTGGTGAGGAGAGGAAAGAAGAATCTCGTATCGAGGTTAAGATCCCCCTTGGCGTTCCTATCTCTGGCGTAAAAACCCCTTATAAGAAGAGGGGCAGACCAAGAAAGAAACCTAGTGATTGAACGAAGTGGACAGTTTACTTGGGAGGAGGATGCCGTCTTTGATGGCATTCGTCAGGATGCCTCTGAGAGCGTTAGGCGGTATCGTGTGCTCAGAAATGGGCATCTCTTCAACCGTGGTGCTGTCACCAAGGATAAAGGCCTTAAGCATATTGCGACTACGCGCATCGGGTCTGACTCTTTAGATACGCTAGCGGGTTTCGACGCTCATTTCAACGATGGCACACAGAAGCTCTGTATCATCCAAGAAGGAGCTTCCAATGCCGATCTTTACTTCTTCAACACCTCTGATAGCACATGGACGGCTCAGTCTAGAACCATAGCAAATAATAAGCGTGTTGTCCTCCTTATGTTCGCCAACAAGCTTCATGTCATAGACGGGACGACCTTGCAGTCATGGACAGGCAGTGCTTGGGCTACTCCCGGTGAGTCGTCTTACTCCAATCCAAGCTCTATAGGGGCTGTCTATGCAAATCGCCTTATCCTCGCTGGCAATGCAACTTATCCCTTTACCTTCTTCCCTTCTGGTATCAGGGATTCTACCTCTTGGGATGCGGCACTGTCGGTTGATGTTACAGGAGCGCATGGGGAGAAGATAACGGCTATAGGAACGCTTGGATCTTTCCTTATTGTCGGGGGGCGCACCTTTACACGCTCCTATTATCTTGGCACTGCCTCGCCTTACGATTGGGATAATGATCATATCTCTACGCTCATCGGTCCTTCTTCACAATTGAGTTATGTTCCTATACCGGCTACGCAGGGTAAGACGGGGCGTAATGTAGCCTTTTTCTGGTCTACAGATGGCCCTATGATGCTCTATCAGGAAGGCAATGGACTGCCTTCGCTCTTGGATCTCTCGCCGCCCTTGGCAAAGGCAAGTCGTGGCATCGAGTATCAAGGGTTGCCAGCATTGGCTATAGATCGTTTTGACGATGTTATTGGTTCCTATGTGCCAGAGTTCGACGAGGTTCGCTTCGCAGTGACTAAGAAGACGACCTATGCTGGGGGAGGCACTCAGAATGATATGCTCTGCTGCCTTAGCCTCACCTCTGCCTTGTCTTTCGCTATGGGCGAAACCGCATATCCTTACTGGAGGATCAGGGATAATGAGAATAAAGACCTCCCTGTTTCTACCTTGTTCACAGCACGTATACATCCAGACAGCAATGCTCCCGATACCGATGGGGTGCTGCGGTGCCTCTGCGCTAAGAATGGGTGGGTCTATGAGATGGATTCTGTCGATCAGGATGAGGACTCTATAGAGGGGACGGATTACAGTATTCCCTTTTATATCCGTAGAGATGGGTATGATGGCATGGAGGATGGGGTGCGTCAGCATGAGAAAAGCCTTCGTTGCTCTTATTTCCGTGCTACGCTGGTGGGCGATAGTTCGCTCTTTGCCAGAGTCATAGCCGATGGTGGGGCAAGGTCCAATGAGGTAGAGATGGATCTCTCTGGCTCTTTGATCTCATGGGGGTCGGAGTCCTCCACTGGAACTTGGGGTGATGGCACTGGATGGAATGCAGGAGAATTTGTGAATCAACGAACATTAATGGGAATACTAGGTAGGAAGTTCGACTTAGAGATATACGATAATGGCAATATAACGGGTGATTTTCAGGTTAATTCATGGTCAATGCTTGGGTATGTGGAGGATAGACGCTAATGCCACTTTTATCGCTTACACTTTCTGGAGCTAACGGCAAGCCGCACGACTGGACTCATGTCTCTACTCCGTTTACAGAGGTGCAGACGCTTCTTAATACAACGGGGTTGGATACGACTAATGTCCAAGAGAATGGTCTTGTCCCTGCTGATATAAGAACCAATGCTAATATAGATGCGGTTCGTATCAAGGTGCGTAATGCTACCGGGGGATCTCTTTCGGCAGGTACCCTTGTCTACTTCAGTGGCACTTACTCCGATGGGACTACGAACTATCCCAAGGTAGCCAAGGCGGTCTCCCATGCTACGGCCAGCAGCAATTACTTTGCTCAGGGTCTCCTTGTCGCAACGACGGCAAATGGAGCGGACGGCACTGCAGCAGTCTTTTATGAGTTAAGCGGTATAGATACCTCTTCTACCTCTGTCGGAGACTTGATCTATCTGGATACTACGGCGGGTGGGTGGACGAAGACCCGTCCTACGGGCGGTCAGTATATTCAAGTTGTCGGCACGGTCACAGTAGTTCATGCTTCTACGGGGCGCATTGCCTTTGCTTTTGGCAGTGTTCCTGAGTTCTTGACAGGCGGTAGTTCAGGGTTGGGCGCAAGCGTTCAGACTTTCACCGTTCAAGGAGCCTCTGGTGCAGCGGCTGACATCTATCATATTGCCGATGCTGGCGAAGATAATGCCGATAAGTGGAAGATCAGCGTAGCCGATGGCGGTATCCGCACTTGGGAGAACTATACCAGTGGCTCTTATGCTGCTAAGATGACGCTAAATAGCTCTGGGGCATTGCAGACTTCAGGCTCTATCACCTCTGGTGGCTTCATCATTGGTTCAGCTTCGATCACGGAAGCTGAGCTAGAAACCATTGATGGTGTTACGGCGGGGACAGTAGCGGTGAGTAAAGCCGTTGTCGTAGACAGTAATAAGGACATTGGCACCTTTCGCAACGTGACGATTGACGGGACTTTCTCAGATGGCAACTATACCTTCGACACCTCTGGCAATGTCTCTGGGTTAGGCACGATAGCATCTGGGGCTATCACTAGCACGGGCGTTGTTACAGGCACTGGTTTTACTATCGGCAGTGCTGTCATCAACGAGGCAGAGCTAGAGACTATCGATGGCATCACCGCCGGGACGGTGGTGGCTAGCAAAGCTGTAGTGGTGGACTCTAACAAGGACATCGGCACCTTCCGCAATATTACACTTGATGGCACCTTATCAGATGGTAACTATACCTTCGATACAAGCGGCAATGTCTCAGGGCTAGGTACCGTAGGGTGCGGGGCTATATCAAGTACAGCCGATCTGACTATCTTCGATGATCAGAATAATGCTGATACTAGCCTTTCAATAGGGACCAGTGCCACAGAAGCCCTTAAGATCGAAGTCCTTAATGGCGGCTCGGATAAGACGGCTCAAGAGATAAAAATAACTAGCTCTACTGCCTCTGGCACAGCGAATCATGGCAAGTTTAGCTTTTATGTCGATGATGTTGAGATATTCGATATTGACGATGGCGGCATTGACATGGCATCGGGTAAGACGGTAGCCGTTGATGGAACCGACCTCACCTCTTCATCTGCTGCCAATGCCTTTCAGACGATAGCCGTCAGTGGTCAGGATAACGTAGTGGCCGATTCTACCACGGATACACTGACCTTCGCTGCTGGATCGAATGTAACGCTTACGACTACTGCTGGCTCAGATACGGTGACGATTGCCGCTGCTGCCGCTGCGGCAGGAAGTAGTAGCATCGTCACTACTGGAGCTTTGAATAGTGGTTCGATCACCAGTGGCTTTGGCAATATAGATAACGGTAGTTCAACGTTGGATACCGGCGCGGCTACATTAGCCTCGCTCGTCTGCACGGCAGCAGGTACGTTTGGTGGTGGATATGGTAGCACTGGCGCAACGATCTCTACGGCGGGTGTGGGCCAATTTAATGGCAATCTGACAACCGATGGATTGCTTGCCGCTGCTACGATGACACTATCCAGCACCTCGACCATATCGGGCGATATGACGTTTGCCGATAATGTAAAAGTCACGCTGGGCGATGGCGGCGATGCGGACCTCTACTATGATGGCACTAATACTATCCTACTACCGCAGGTAGCTGGCACTGGAGGGCTTGTAATAGATTACACCGCTCAGGCCAGTACAGCAGGTAGCACTGCTCAGGTTGTGGACATTTTTGGTACGGGCTGGCCCGCGATGACGATTAGTCATCATGGTGCCAATGCTGACCCAGCGACATTGGCGTTGAATAAGTCTCGCTCTGGGACGAAAGGCACACACGCTTATCCAGTAGCAAACGATGGTCTTGGGAGTATCTTTTTTGGTGGGAGCGACGAAGCTACTAGCAATCATTGGGGTGGTGCAGTTATTGAGGCACGGGCTACGGAACTCTGGGCCAGTGACGACCACCCCGGCTATATTCAATTTAAGACGACTCCCAATGGAAGTTATACTCTCGTAGAGCGTATGCGGATCGCCGATACGGGCGCTCTCACCACCTCGGCTGCGAATAGTGGGTGGGGCTATGTACTAACACAATCCCACGGATCTAATCCCAACGGCCTTAACATACACCACTCAGCCAGTGCCAATGATGATTCCGGTGGACACTTTATAAACTGCACTGACGGGACGCAACGGTTCCAAGTCTTTAGGAATGGTGATGTTACGACATCAGACGATGGGATACTTACATCAGATTCGCGGTTGAAAACCAATATTGTCGATGCGAGTAATAAACTTGCGGATCTTATGCGGCTGAAAGTGCGAAACTTTGAGTGGACTCCAGAATATCATCCCAATCAAGTAGGTGAGAAAAAAATAGGGTTCATAGCGCAGGAGTTTGAGGAGGTCTTCCCGTCACTTGTGACAGAGTATGATATTTCTGGAGACAACAGTGTCACTGAGGAGTTATACACCGCAGAGGACGCAGAAGTTCTGTACATCGAAGGTGATATTATGATACCACCAGATAAAGCGGTGGGTGACGTTAAAACATTGAATCAAATTCCAGAGGGCAAGTCAATCGGCGATGTTAAAGTAGCCGCAAAGGCGCACGAACCTATGATGCGAAAAAGCTATAAAAACGCACTGGTGCCGATGCTGGTAAAAGCCCTACAGGAGCTTACGGCGCGAGTCGAAACATTGGAGGCCGCATAATGGAAACCGAAGCAATCGAACAAGAAGAAGTCACCGAGGCTCAGCCCCAGACGACGCCAGAGCAGCAGTTGGTTATAGTCGAAGGTATGCTTGATCGCATATTTGGTGGCAAAGATGAAAGAGAAGAAACTGGCTTTGAGGAGACTTTATAATGGAAACCGAAGCAGTCGAAGAAGCCACCGAGTCTCAGACGACGACGCCAGAGCAGCAGTTAGCGATAGTTGAGGGTCAGATGCAAGAGCGTTTAAACGTCCTCGCGTCTAACGATCCGATCTACCAGCGGTGTGTTGGGCAGCGGGATATTCTTACGGCCCTCACATCGACTAATGGCAAGGTACCTGACGATGCGTAGATTCTTTGCGAATATCTTCGCGGCACTGGGGATTACCGTAACGGTAATCAAACCACGGAGAACCTGATCATGCCTAAAGTCGGAAGCAAGACTTATAGCTACGGCAAAAAAGGCGTAGCGGCGGCTAAGAAGGAAGCCAAACGCACGGGCAAGCCAATGAAGAAAGCCAAGAAACCCAAAGCACGGACTAAGGGTTATTAGGCTTACTCCAATTCTCGACCGTCTTCTACGCCCATTTATTCGCCTCCTTCGGTGGATGCTGCGGCCATGATTCACACCTGCGAAGCGGTGATAATCTTCATCCTCGGCTCGGCCATCGTCTGGATGAGTGCGCTCGTGATTTGGGCGGCTGTCCAGCGGCGAAAAGATGGACGTGGATACTGACGCAACGGTGGCTCTGACCGAGTTTGGTGAGCAAAGTGGCGTTGCGAATCTTGTAAGCGAGTATTCTTGGATCGCGGTAATCGCGTTTGCGCTGCTGCTGTTCAAGTCGAGTATCGAAAATGGCGTAGCGGGGCTGCAAGTTTTTTTCGGTAGCGACTACGACGAGGACGATGTAGTCATCGTTGACGGGCGTCCCGGTAGAATCGCTAGAGTAGGGCTGACCAAAACAGTTTTTTATTTGTACACATACCGTGAAGGTGTTGCTGTTGGAGGCACTAAATTGGCAGTCCCGAATACAACACTCAAGGATATGAGGATTGAAAAACCGCTGGAGAATTTGGAGTCTGAAGATTACTGGCGTTGGTCGGAAGGACCGAATGGCAAGAGGAAAAATGAGTGATGCCACGCCCAGAATCGAGCAAAGAGATACCGACCTTTGCGGAATGCAGGGTCGAAGTAGACAGGCTCCTCGCGGAGAAAAAAGAACTTCAGCGTAATCTACACGCGATGGAGTCTATAACGCGGGATAGACGTCTTGAGGCAGAAGAATTAAAAAAAGAGAAACGTCAGCTTGTCCGCAAGATGGATGTTATTTCACGTAAGCAAGCAGCGTCAGAAAAGCTGAAATCTACGGCTGGCTGGTCGGGTGCCGCCATTGGATGCGTGACCCTCACGTGGCAAGCCATGCAACACTATGGATCGCCTCTCCCTCCGTTTTTGATGGAGTCTGAGATTTTTTATGGGGCCGTATGCTGGTTCGCAACGACAACCTTTGCGTGGGTAGCGCGAAGTTACTACGAGGCAGACTGACTTTCAATGGCGAAAGCAATAACACATGATGGCATCAACCTTGGAAATGGGATCTCTGGGCAAAAGGTTCCTGTCAGGCTGGTCGACGATACGGATGGAGAGACCTTGGAAACAGGGGTCTCCTCTCCGACTATTCAGATCAGTAAGAATGGGGCTTCTTTTGCCAGTGCTTCTGATGGGACATGGGCTGAGACCGGAAATGGATGGTATACGGTTCGTCTTGACGATACCGATACCTCTGCTGTTGGCTGGCTTTTGCTGAGGGTCGTTAAGTCTGGAACCTCTAGAGAGAGTCATATCGTTTGTAATGTATCTATATCTTCTTCCGAAGAGAGAAATAATATGATGAGGCTACGCACCGTCTACCAGAGGACTCTATGATGGCTAAAGATCCTACCCTTTATGAGAGAGTACATGAAATAGATCTGCGTGACTTTGAGCGGTTGCAAAAACTCTTCTCTCGCCTTCAGTCAGAGATAGGCAGCTATCAGAAGACCTTGCAGATGATCGCACTCTCCGAAGCACAGCTAGATCACTTCAGAACGGGTCTCATACAAGATGAGAACATCAGTGAGTCTTCTATTGGCATTGGCATCGCCAACCTTCAAGAGACTCATATACGACAGCTTAAGGCAATGAAGGCGGCTATCTTCAGCTGTTCCAATGACCTGAAGCAGCTTCACGAAAGACGTAATATCTTAATAGCGCAGAGCAAAGAGATAGGCGAACTGGAGGAGGTTGAATAATGGCTGATGAAGAAGAAGAAGTTGCTAAAACCTTTTTAGAAGTATTGTTCGGGGGAGGTGACATGACCCCCGGTGGCATGGCAGCTAGTGCTCTTAAGAGTCTCCTGCCTATGTTTATCAGTTCTCAAGCTAACAAAGGCCCGAGTAAAGCTCAGGACGAAGCTCTCAAGCGCATGATGCAGATTGCTACTGGTCAGTATAACATGCAAGCCAAACAGTTCCAAGAGGATATGCCCTTTCGTTCGGATCTCTTTGGTGCCTTGAGGAACAGGGAAGCTGAGAAAGCACCGCGTATCATGCCGAAGTCTTTTACGCCTTCTAATCCTTACGAGCGGCTTAATCGGGTTGCTCCAACTACGACAACAGGGTTTGATCCAAGCAAGCAGGGTTCTATTGCAGCGGCACTGATGGGCGGTGGCGCTCCTGCTTTGGGTACAGCGTCTTCACCCTATCAAAAACCTCCAGCTATTAGAAATCCCTTGATGCCACAACCTAAGACCCAATAAAGAAGAGATCTATCATGGCATTTTTTGGCAGTAACGGCGGTAACACGTTCCAGTTAAGTGAGCTTTTTAATCCCGCAACTGAACAGTGGGTTCAAGGCAGTAGAGGGGATTATATACAAAGACTCAACGCCGCAGGTCTTGGTGGTCTACAGCACGACCCGTCGGTACTTCAAAATCTCATGGCGGGTAACGAGATCGACCTAGATCAGTTGAATCTAGCTAGTTCTTATAATAAGCCGGTGTTTGAATCTCCTGTTGACATTAGGGATTCTGGTGGGTTAATCCCCGGTGATAGTAAGACTGGCGGTCTTAGCGATGCTCTTTTCCCTAGAGATGTGAGTTTTGGCACACATGACTGGGAACCCGAACACACCGCCGGAAGAACTTTTGGTCCGGGGGATATGGGATTGCTGACTAATCTGATGCCTTCGGGGATGGACTATGGACTGGGGATGGAAAGAACGCTTCCACCATTCTTTTCTTTGGGAAGAAGCACTCAAATGCCTTGGGAGACGGACTATGGACCGGGGATGCAAGAAACGCTTCCATTCTTTCCATCGGGAAGAAGCACTCAAATGCCTTGGGAGACGGACTATGGACCGGGGATGCAAGAAACGCTTCCATTCTTTCCATCGGGAAGAAGCACTCAGATGCCTTGGGAAATGGGCATTACTCCGGGTGGGCGTAATATGGAGGATCTTGGCGCGATATGGAACCCCCAGCCATTCATGCCATCTGTGACGAGCGGTGATGTTACGGCAAATCCGTTAGACAGTTATTGGGATGATGAACGCGGTCCCAATCCTTATACATGGGAACCTCCTACAGATTATATGGAGGGCGATATCAAAGCGTTGACCAGCAACCTGTCGAACGTCAATCCGTGGGATCAAAGCGGCACTGCGACGGCATTACCCGGCTCTGCTGAGTTTATACCTCGCACTGAAGTTGATGAGAATCCTTACCAAGCACCTGCATTTATGAATCCGTGGGATCAAAGCGGCACTGCGGCAGCATTACCCGGTGACCCCCGGTGGCGTCGGGTTGATGGAACGAGTCCTGTAGAGCCACTGGCTCGTCTATCGTCTCCTACGTTAGGTGGTCCTACAGTGAGGGGAAAAGGGCCACTATCGAGTTATGCCCCTGACTATGATTGGGAACCCCAAGGTCCGGGTGTAATCCCAAATGTAGGGGACACTGAAATTCCTGAAACCAAGCTCCATACTGGAGGTTGGGGTCCGGGAGGCGCTATGAGTATAGCTCCTAGCGTAACAGGATTTGAAGGTAATAGAAGTGACGTAATACCAATAGAATCTCCTCTCCTTAAAACTGTAGAAAAAGGTGTGCTTGATGGAGATCGATGGAATCAACAATTCAATCCTGTCTTCAACCCTACTGTTGAAGGTGGAGCGGGTGGGGCAAGCGAGTCTTCTATTAACTTCGGTGACTATGGCATGTTTGGCCGTAGCGGTCTTTTGGGCGGCAACCCCTTGCTCGGCCAAGGGGCTGTGCAGGGTGGCAACGTCAACTTCGGTGATTATGGCATGTTTGGTCAAGGCGGTCTGGGACTTGAAGGTCTTGGCACTGGCCTAGGTGGTGGACTCACGGGTATGGGAGAAGGACTTGGCACGGGCTTAGCAGGGATAGGCACAGGCTTTGGAGATTTTGGCACTGGCTTAGGGCAGTTCGGTCAAGGGCTTGGCACCGGCCTTACGGGTTTAGGCCAAGGCTTTGGCACGGCAATGTCGGGCATTGGCACAGGGTTAGAAGGAATAGGTGGTGGGTTGGCGGGGCTTGGTTCGGGTCTTGCTACAATGAACAAAGGTATGTTTGCTCCCGGTGCCTTTGATTTTGGGGGCTTGAATCAATTTGAAAATATGAATAGAGGTCTCATTGCTCCCGAAGCTTTCTCTGGTATGAATACGGGTCTTATGTCACCGGGGGCTATTCAATTTAATGAGACTACACCCGACTGGTTGACTAATCCCAATGACATGTATCAGTTTTTTAAGCCTTATATGCAAGCGGATTGGCGTGAGGAGCTACCAACACAAGCAGATCTTTTGCCCGAATGGCTCCGAGGTGGTGAACGGGATGTCCTAGGGAGAATCGGCAAGGAGTTATTTCCTCAAGGAGAAATTGAAAACTTACTGCGAAGTATAGTTGGTGATCCTTTGGCGGGGATGCAAGCAGAGATAGAGAAAATGCAGAGCGGAGGCTTGCTTGCAGAGCTTAACAAGCTCCAAGGTTTAGATCCTATCGCGCAGCAGCCTTCGGAAGGCGATGGAGTAGACGATGATTTCGCTATGGCTGGCGATGCATACTCTATGGAAGCACCTCAGTTGGATATGCCCGGCATCACCGACTACAGCCAAGCACTACAGATGCCTATGTATAACAATATCCTCAGTGCATTGGATCAGGCTAGTCCCTATGATACTAGGCGTGATGAGATCTTGGGCGGTCAAAATGCTTACTTGGACGAGATCTATGATGAGAAGAGAGCCAACCTTGAGAATCGCTTTGCTGTCATGGACAACCTTGGATCTCCGGGATTTCGGGAGGCGATGAAGGATCTGGAAGAGGATAGAGCAAGGGCTAAGCTGGGTGTCACCTCTCAGTTTGGTCAACAGGCGGCAGAGGCGGCTGAACCGATGCGGCGTGGTCGCGTTCAGGATCTCTCACAAGCTCTAGGCTTTGAGACGGGGCGTGTGCGAGATGAGATGGGTTTTCAAGACCAGCTACAGCGTCAGTCCACGCAAGACTTCAACAACTATATGGAGCAGATATTCCGCTCTTATATGGCACCACAGGATTCATACGACAATGCCCTGCGGATGATGCTCGGTGGCTTGGGTACTGCCATACAGCCTAATATCGGCGCGGCTATGACAGGCTTGGGTGGTGTAACTGGTGCCACTGGCGATATGATATCCAACAATCAGCGTAATTATCAGATGATGATGAATCCCGGTGCATTTCAAGGTACTCAGTACAGTAGTCAAATGGGGTCTAGGAGATAGATAATGGCATTACAAGGATTCTTTTCTCAGCTTTTGGGGTCGGGTGCCTCCAAGAGCATGGCCGACTTCAATACGCAGCAGCAGATCAATGAGTTATTGCGTGAAGGGTGGGTGCGTAAAGGTGAGGGTAGTGACCCGAAAGCTCCTTTTTTCGAAGAAGGTGAGGTAGATGAAGAGGAGGCATCTACCTCCCGTACATCATTAATGTCCGATGATCAGATGTCAATTATGCGTGGCATAGCTCAGGATATTAATGATCCAGAACTACTCAAGCTTATCAATGAGATGTTTTCTCCAACAGAGACGGCAATAAGCCCTGCTCCAGAGACAACTGCAGTAAGCCCTGCTCCAGAGACAACTGGTGCTACTGGTTTTCGTAAAGCCACTGCCGATGAGGGTGACTTCTTTAAGGACTTTGATATAGCTGATCAATACATACAAGAGATAAAGAGAGACCCAACTAATAGATATCCTACAGTTGGAGGGAAAACAATACAAGAGCAGCCCAATGCTGAAGAAATTCAAAGACAAGTAACTACGTATACTGACACTTTGGATTACGACAGGTCTGTTACTGATTTTCAGCGACAGCAGGTCATAGACAAACCTCCCATCGCTCCTGATGGCAAGCGATGGATATGGAGTATTGACCAAGATAGCTGGAAACTAGTCGATGCTATGCCGGTGTCCGACCCTAGTAAGGTTAATCCCGATCCCAAGTCAAGAGGCTTTGTCAATAAAGCTTTTGGCAAGGTAAGGGAACAAATTGATGGCTTTGTCCCCTCTGGCGAAGAGGCGGGTCACTTTCTGAAACCTATTGCTGAGCAGCTTAATGCTATGTTCGGTAAGTCTGATCCTTTGGATATGGATGGATATGAGATGGGTCCATACCATGCTCAAAGAATAGCAGCGAGGGAACAACAGGATCAAGAAGAGAGAACAAGGTTAGAAAAACAGCGCGGTATAGATCAAGATAAACGATGGAGGGAGATGAGCTATATAGAGAAGCAAAATGTACAGGTAAACCTATTGGGTAAATTGCTCAGCTTCCAAGCAAAAAGAGGTGACGAAATTGCCAGATTAAAGGCTCTACTTGCGAAAGAGGGTCCAGATGCAGATCTGGCTCTAGACCCCGGACAGTATGGGGAAATACAAGGTGAAATATCAAAAATAGTAGAAGAGCTTGGAAATATCTTAGATAATACATTGACGACTGATTATATGGTCGGTTTTCATGCACTTAATCCCGGAATTGGCAGTGACGAATGGTTTCCTTGGTACAATAATTCGATGAATTATATTCGTCGTGGTATTCATCGAATGCTGGGCCTCACAGAAGCTGGCGAATCGCTTCTAGATATTGATACTTCGACGTTGACACGCCCGGAATGGGATGAGAAGGTTGAGGAAGCAACAAGTGGAGTAGTTACACCGAAACAGCAAGAGGATATTGTAACTCTGATGCTCAATCTAGACGCGCTGCAAGGACGACTCGATCTCTCCGCTCAAATTAAATTTCAAGCGATGATAGGAAGTGGAACCGGCTATTCCGAATATTTACAAAAGAGACAGCAAGGGGATTTTGCAGATAGCGTTCATTCATTGATTACGAGCATAATAAAATCGAACGATGCGAGGAAAGGGGGTAAGATTGATACAGATGCCTTGTGGAGGAAAGCACATGGACGAGGTTCAGAAGAGGATCAGCCAAGTAGTCAGACAGGTAGTAAAAGCTCTTCTGGAAGGTTGGTTCCGGCTGGAGAGGCGTTAGGAAACATATCAGATTGGTTCCAAGAAAAATTGCCAAAGAATTACTGGGAAGAGTCGGTGCCAGACTCCTCTACGACTGGTGGAGGGACTGCAATACCAGACTCTTCTAAGGCTGTTGGAGGGTTTAGCGTGCCGGGTCAGTATGGTCATCTTGATCGTCCTACAGGTACAGGTACTAAAGGATAAAAAACAATAAGATATTATGGCACTCACATTAACGGATCAAGAAAAAGCTGAATTTGGGAGACTTTACGCTAAGTACCCACAGTATTCAGATGTTTTAGATGAAATCATCACTGCCTCTGGCATAGAAGCTTTTGATCCATACGAGGCATTGCCAATATCTATAAGTCAAGAAATAGAGGCTTTCAGTGAGGGCTATCAAGAGTCGGCAACACTTGGCTACTATGAAGGTGAGGAGGTTCCTCGCGCTGGCAAAGCAGAGATGCCTTACTTCGGTGAAGTGCAGCCTTCCCGTGTTGCTGGCAATATTGCAGGATCTATAACCCCCGGCCTTGGAGCATATATCGGTGCTGGCAAAGGTCTTAAAGCATTAGGCATGGTAGCAAAAGCCAAGCCGCTGGGGTCATGGTATCAAAAAGGTGGCATTGTCGTTGGCACTGTCGAAAAGGGAACGAAGCTTAGCAAGGGTGGTAAAGTCCTTCAGATAGTAAGTGCGGAGGCTATCCCCGGCGCTATACAAGGCTACATACAAAGCGATGGTGACATAGACGAGATCATAAAGATGGTGGCTATATGGACCGCTGCTGGACTTATCATGGAAGGCACGGGGACATTAGCGATAAAGGGGTGGAAGAAGATACGCGAAGGCAAGAAGCTTCCCATAGAACAACAAGAAGCGGTGAACGTGACAGGCGATGTCGCAAAAGAGCAGCTTGATGGTGCTGGCATCCCCACTGATAGAGATGGCAAGGAAGAACTTATTGGTAGCGGTCTCACTTTCAAGGATCTTATAGGTCGTTTGCCGGGGCTTTCCAAGTGGTCGCAAACTGAGAAAGCAGAGACGATAGGTAGAGCTATTGTCAACGATGACCAGAGAGAGCACATAGTAGATCTTTTTAATTCATCAGGTGCGCCGGGAGTCCGCTTCTCAGAACTCGCTCTGGGAGATCCTGATTCAGATATAATCCCTACGATGATGGAGATTATTGGGAAAGATATCACAGACATAGAGCAATATGATATTATTCGTAGTGCTCTTAGAGCGGTTAAAGATGGGTATGAAAATTTTGACTTGACTAGTAAAGAGCAAGGTGCAGAGCTTCTCGACATGTTCTTGCATGGGCAGATCACCTTCAAGGATCTTGAGCGATTTATCAAGCAGGAGATCCCTGCCGCACAAGCTAGCCTTGGCCCTAGAAAGGGCGGGTCTGCTGGAGCGCAGTGGGTAGAGTTCTCCAGAGATGAGATTGATAAGGAGATCTTAAAGATTCATAAGCGAGCTTATAAGTCTCCCGAAGGGGCAATGCGCGGCAAGAGTGGTCGCTTTGAGCAAAGGGTATTGGATCAGGAGGCTACAGACGATCAAAGACTTCGCCTGAGTGAGGTCGTCACTGAGATAAACAAGTCTTTGGAACGCTTGGAAGAGCCTATGATCAGCTCTGAGATTATGAATAAGCTCTTCGATCCTAAGAACTCGATGAACAAAGTCCGGCAGATGGATACCTACCTGCGAGGTCAAGTGCTACAGATTGAAGGTAGGTCCAGCCAAAAGGCGCTATCTGCTACATTACGTGAAGACATTGACCCCCATCGTATTCAGGAGATGTTAGTAGAGAATGCTTCCAAGGGCTGGAAATCGGCCTTTGCCCGTACCAAAGGATGGCAGAGCGAGAAGTCTTTCAAAGAGAATATAAAAGAGATACGTGAAGCCCTCGTCAAAGAGCGCATACGTCATAAGCTCGACCCCGAAGGCAAGTACTGGATACCTGCTGCCGGTGTAAAAGGAAAGCCCGACCCAACGCGAGGGCGTGTTGCTCGTCAAACAGCAGATCCTTCTGTTGAGATATTTGAAGAATTAGGATTGCCATATTTCCTCAAGATGACTCCTCCATATTCTCGATGGGGGTTAGGATCTCATCCTCTCACCAAACAGGGTGTTGAGTATGGGATGAATATGTTTGAAGAAATCGGCAAGCTTAAGATGGACTGGATCAAACGCTACCAAGAGATGGTGAAGCCCCTCAGTGCTGGCAATAAGCAGCAGCTTTTTGCGGCGATGGGTAGGACTTCTGCAAAGGAAGCGGTAGAAGAAGAGATCCGTAATAAGAACCTCTTGGTGCAAGCTCTCAATGGTGAAAACGTCAATGAGATCCTCTCCCAAAACGCTAATCTGGTACCTATCTATAATCAAATACGTGGGTTATTGGATGAGTCTGGCGAACATATTGGCATTGGCTTCAGGAAGCAGGGTTACCTTAAAGACTACTTCCCTCATATCTTCGATGGTACTACAGGTGCTTATCGAGCCAGAAGGCTCAGCATGGAGATAGGCAGTAGGATAGGCAAGGTAACGCACTACCTCGACAAGACCCGAACAGACGGCATACCAGCCCTTAAATACTTTGGCAGTAAAGAGTCAAGGGCGATAGGAGCCGAGGGGTATAATAGAGACCTCGATGCTGTCATGTACAGTTATCTCTCCGGTGCAGCAGAGGTGCCTTTCTATAACGACTTCTTAGAGATGTCGAAGAAGTTACTGCTAAGACTGCCGACCGAAGATGCCGCTAAGCGTGAGCTTAACCTGAAGGGTTCCTACTCCAACTGGGTTAACTATGTAGTGGGAAGACCAAGCGATTGGAAGAAACAGTGGGCTAAATGGTGGCAGGATAATGACCTTTTCAACCTCAATATAGACCACCTCGTTGAACTTATTGGCGATGCGGAGACCAAGGGTCTTATGACCTTGCTGCGAGGTAAGACCCTTGGTAAAGGAACGACAAGAGAAGGGGGCTATACCTTCAGTAAGGCAGAGGAACGGAAGGCTATCGACTGGTTCGATGGACTAATCAAAGAGGCTAATCAATCTACCATAGAAGGTAAGATGAAAGGTATGAGCGTCAAGCAGTTCAGGGCGCGATTGGCCTTGAAGATAGACGATATACGTGCTGGCCTCGCCAACCCTCATGCTCGTCCGGTAGTCTTAGAGAGTATGTACCGTAGCATGGTTGTCGCTAAACTAGGTCTATCCGTTAGTCACGGTCTGATAAATCTGACACAGACACTGGTCGATGCTATGCCTTTACTTGGTTTAAAGGGCGTTGCCAGAGGGGTACAGCGATACGTGGGCAACCCCCAGCACAAGTTTAAGAATGGCGAGACCGTAGAGGATGTAATAAACGCTTCAGGTATCCTCTCCGATATTCCCGAAGCGCGTGAGTTCACCCCTACCAGAGGGCTGGGTTTTCTCAGTCAACTGGAGGAGGTGGCGATGGCACCTGCGCGTATCTCCGAGAACTTTAACCGTGGCGTTGCCTTCCTAGGGAAGTACGAACGATCCATAGGCGAAGGCATGGAACATGCTACCGCAGTCATTGACGCTCGTCGCTTTGTACAAAAAGTTCACTTCCCCTTTAATAGAGCCGGGACTATCCCTTTGTTTTACAGCCCCGGCGCACGATTTCTTCTGATGTTCAAGTCGTATGCTTTGCATCAGATGAATTTTTCTGCCGAGTTACTGGAGAATGCAATTAAGGATAATGATGTCGGTCCTTTGGCTAAGCACCTTCTAGCGTATGCCGCCTTGGGATCTGCCGCCTCTATGGCAGCGGGAGGTGGAGCCTCCAACCTTACTTTGCAAGTAGGACATCCGATAGAGGATTTCTCGCCTACCAACCTTGCAAGTCGTGGGGTACTTGAAACAGTTGGAGGTCCACCCGCCGATATGATCTTGGATCTGCTGCATGGCAACTACATGGCTGCAATGGAATCTTACGGCCCCGTAGTTATCAAAAGGCTTAAAGAAGCTGGTGACGAAGAAAAGCCTTCGAATGCACTATTAACTGGATTAGGATTCCGATGAAAGTGGAGTACTCATCCAGTCAACGATAGGCTCGATCTGACGCTTAAGTATAAGCTTCATCAGTTGACGATTCTGCTGTCGTAACAATAGAATCTTCGCTCGCAGTTCCGCTTTAGTCTCACGATGACTAATGTCGGTACCATCTTCTTCGCGTATTCGCCAGACAATAGCTTGACGACCCGATGCATTGGGTCTGGTAATCCCAGAGTCCTCGACCACTCCAGTGGCTCGTAACTCTGAGAAGCGTTTCCATGCATTGTCATGGCTTATATTCAGCCTCTTTGCCGTTTCTTCACTCGTTAACTCATGTCCTTCCAACAGCAAAGCATGAATGCGCCACCGGATAGATTGCGCGATAGAGACGACAGACTCTGCTGCTGCAACGCTAGTAGGAACATGGTTATGGCCGGGGACATCTGGATATTGCTGCATCGCTGACCTCACTCATTAAGCTGTAGAGCGGCCTGACTTCTCTTATTCACAACGCTTTGAATCGCAATGTGGATAGTATCGAGAAACGACCTCCTCTCTACAGTCGTTTTAAAGCTATCGAGATCTTTGTCGATGACCGTTCTTTCAACTTCTTCGCCATAGGTCGAGCAAAGGTAGCTCACCTCTAACGGAAAGATCATATCATCCGTCACAGGCTTCATCGTGCTGAGCTTCTTAAGGATGTCGATCTGAGCAACCTTGTTGCCTTTATCTATCTGATTGGCTTTGCTGACACCAAGCTCGCTCAGTATGGATCGGTACTGCGCCTCTCCAACCGTTGCCTTCTCAACCGAACACTGATTAAGGAAATCATAATAGCTTCCTTTGAATCCAGCCGCTTTCGCAGAAGCTTTTACACCGCTTATCTTCTCAGGCTCGCTAGGCTTTGAGTTCGTGGTCACTGCGAACTTATCGGATTGCTTATTGAGAGCTTCGACTAACTCATCCGCAGAGGCATACTCTGAACCATGAAATCCAGCAGCAGCCAACGCTCTACCTATGGCACTGGTCTCGCAGTTCTCAACATGGGATGTCTTATTGACTCCCTTGTTGCCTTTCTCTTCCATCGCATGGCCTGTGAAATTCGGTGAAGTGCAGCCTGAGAGATTCGGTCCCAATGTAAGCGTTGCCTTTATCACACAATACGCATCGTTTATCTCGACAATATCTGTATTAAGCGAGTAAAAGCGCGTCACTTCTCCTTGACTAAGTAGCAGATTGATTCTCTCTGCTACCGTCATATACTCTTTGCCGTGTAGTTTCAGCGGCATAATCGCTCCTTTCTATTCGAAGGGAATATCGTTATGGTTGTGGATGGATGACATCGACATCACAGATTCTGCTACTGCGATATCTTCTTTTATCTCTACCTTTATCTTGTCTGGGTTTCTTTCAAATAAGCATCCTCCCGGTATCTCGCCACTGTTCTTTATATAGTCCTTGATTAAATTCTTACTTGGACTACTCTTGATGATATAGAGATCTTCTAATGGCACCTCGCTTTCTATGAACCATGCCTCAAAAGCTGTAGGGTCTGTAATCTCAACGACCTCACGACCTTTGGACTTGCTGATGACACCATGCACAAGATCGACCTTATTCTTGCAACTGGTCTCCAGATAAAGACGCAGACCGTGCTCATGCCATCTCTTCTTATTGGCGATGCGGTTGAGCTTATGCTCTTTCCATAGCTCAATGCGTTCCTTCTCTTTGTGATAATGTTCAACGATCATGCGCTCTTCTTCGTTCCAATACTTCAAACAGCGCAATTGCTTCTCTGCCAGTTCCTGAGAAGTTATTACATTCTCATTCTCATACTCATCCTGCTCTGGCAGATCACCTCCATACATCTCATGTGCATTCACTCAAGACCTCCTATCTTTATTACTGCGTGCATTAGAAGAACTATGGCGATTATTATTCCTACGGTACCTATTTTCTCTATCAGATACCATATCCTTTCTCGTTTTTCCTCGCTTTCTATTTTTTCCACATCTTTCTCCCAATCTTCTAATCGTCTTATTAAATCTTTCATAAATAGTTCCCCCTATACCAGCCGTTCTATACGTTAAATGAGATAACACAACTGCTATCATAGAGGCTAGTAATAGGTGAACACCTCCTGCTCCGAATATGGTGGAAATGGCAAATGCCACTATCAATGAGATAGAGATACTTGCCTTGGTGGACCTCTTCGCAATGTTCCATACGAAAGGTATTTGACGGATAACGACCACCTCTACTATCCAACTGCATACGCCTAATAAGCCAGAAAAAAGTAACATAGCTCCTCCTGTAAAGCGATATTACCGCTATAAGGCTGGCCGCGACCTTTCTTCGCCTTATAGCGGTAATTACTACTTACTCCTCATCGCCACGATTCAGCAACTGATCCATCTTATCGCCAAACCGATCTTCGTCGGGATCATCAACAGCTTCTATTGTGTCCCTTTCAGACAATTCCCCCTTAACAACAGAGTGAATAGAGGCGTGTTGCGCGAGTTGCAACTCAGGCTTGAGACTCTTCATATCTACAGTAAAAGAGTTATACCACGCCCACAAGGTACGATTACCACCCTCGTAGTCATGTTTAGGAGCTTCCCAGTAATTCTGGACCGCGTTCCACTCCTTGGGCGTAGTCAAGAGCCTCTTGGATGCCGCCTTATTGGTTCGGGTCATCGCCTTGGCATAACCCATCAACTCAAAGCCTTCGCGTTCATTGAGATCGACTTCAGCCATTGAGTCTCTATCGCTCCTCATGTCATCCCACGAATCGGTAGCCTTCACCATCCCTAAGATGATCTGATCGTTGAGGTAGCTTCTCGCATTGCCTGAGTGCTTGCGGAAGATGCTAACGCCATCCTCGGTGATCATACATAGGTTATCGCATACAGTGACCTTAGCGGCTACAGCCAGCGCAGCCCTCATGCTCTTGTCATAGCTGTTTCTACCAGCCAATGCCAACTGCATCCCTGTGTCTCCATTCGAATACGAGTGAATGAAGAACATGCGATTACCTTCTTTGCTGACGATATACTGCTGACCTTCAAGCGTATAGCCCTTGGGAGTCATCAGCCTGTCAGCGTGTTTATACAACGTCTCGGCAAAGTCGGAATGACCGATAGCTGTATACGTGTCCGTGTCGCTTGGAGCCTCTATCTGACGAAGATCGCCATACGATACCTCCACGCTACCACGGTGATTCCACATACGGTTTTCACCAATATCGTCCGTTGCTACCAACAGCCGATTCTGATGGTCAACCTCTAATGGAGCTACTTGTTCTACCATATGACACCTCCTATAGGTTATATGGTATTGTTATTCCCCCTCATTTACCACCCTTCGCTAAGAATAAAAGCGGGTTACTTTTCTAAGCCACACCAAATGATCTATGGTCAATGGTGCAGGTAACCCTAATATCGTGCCTGATTTTGGAGAATCGGGGTTGGGATATAGCCAGACGACACCCGAAAGAAATACGTGATAATCTACTCCTAACTCCTCTACGGCATCATCGAGCCATTGCTGCGGCAAGGCAATGTCGTAAGTAGCATCGCCATATACCTGCTTGGCAAGCTCGCCCTTGGTAATGCCATCTAGTTGATTAATCTGTTTTAGCATTCAACCTCCTCTTGCTTTTGTAGTTTACTCTTATAAATATTCCCCCTTTACTCATTGCTTGGGTAGATCCTCCCAAGATTGGTCTCGTATTACATCGGCTAGCCACAGTAATGCGCTGGCCGTGTCGTTGCTCTGTTCTCCCCTGCCAACGATCTCACGCAGCATACGTTCTATAGCCTTCAGCACCCATTTTAACGACATTAGACCCTCCTCTTCATACGTTCAGAGAATACCACAAAAAAAGAGTTCAAGAGATACTGGCCCATATCTCTTGAACTCAATAACGAATAATTATTACTATGCCAATCGAGCTATGCCATCACGAATGAAGACATAGATATTCCCTCCTACTCTCGGAATAGACCAGAACGTCTCCGTTTCAAAGAGAAGCTCTAGGAAAACTGCATCCGTGTGATTCAGATTCCCTATCACATTGGCATGGTTGTGAATGACCTCATGCCCTTGACACTGCGGCAGCATGAGGACTTTCGCCGTCATGCCATATAATGCATCATGTACCGGCGTATGACCTTCTTCAAGCTCATACTGCTCCTGTAGATGCTCTCTTGGTGCCTCCATCTGATTCCTCCTCTAGAAGGGATTTACTTCCAGTGCATCCTCTATTCCATCCATACGCTCTTCCCCCTTTTCCCTCGCCATGCTACGAAGCTTCTTCTTCATCTCCTCACCCTGCTCAAGGATCTCTCTCGCCTTAGCTTCCAGATGTCCAACAGCATTCTGAAGCTCAGTTAGATCGTGCTTGACTGCGTTCAGCCAAACGCACAGGCTATACTCTGCCGATCCCTCGTCAAATCTCTTCCTATATTTAATGTCTGGCATGATTCCTCCTCTAAAGAGAAAAAGCCAGATGCATGTAGTGGATTAAGGCGATATCTCCCCAGTCCATAATCCTTTACAGCGTTCACCAAGATAAGGTCGATCCTCTCCTTGGCGCTCCCCCGCTGCCTACATACATCTGGCTCAGATATTAGATGTCTGGAAAATCGACTAAGGCTTCTTCTTCGGTCTTGGCGCTGGTGCTGCCATTGCCGCCGTTGCTACTGGCACCAAAGTTAACCCTATTCGCATTGACCTCCGTCACGTAACGAGTAACGCCCTCATTGTCATCGTAGGAGCGATGCTGCAACCGACCGACGACAGTGACGTTCTTGCCCTTCTGGCAATACTCCTTTACGTTCGTAGCCGTCTTATCCCAGCAGACGACTCTGTGGAACTCGGCGTGCTCTTCACCGCCACGATACTCATTGGTCGCTATGCGAAAATTAGCAACCGGAGTATCGTTACTTGTTTTACGCAACTCTGGATCAGCGCAGAGGTTACCCTGCAAGATCACTATGTTTAGAGACATGATAGTCTCTCCTCTCGTTATGAGTGTACTGTTATTCCCCCTCTTCTTTTAGTCTTTCTCTTCCCGCCAACGACACCGCTTGAACACGATGGTGCTGAGTCCTTTGATGACCGTCATCTGTCTATTGCTTATGTACGCATTCCAGCAACAGGCGATAAGAGAAGCGATGTGCCACGAACTGTGATACGCCGCCTTGGGGTTGTTCATGGTGCGCTTCTGATCCAACTCTATCAGCTTCATATGGAGCTTGAAGCGGATATCGTCGTTATTGATGTTCTCCAATGTGAGAACGCCTTTCCAGAAATCCTTAGCCTTTGACGGATAGCCACGCATCGTTATCATCGCAGAAGCAATGATAGCCTTGCGTCTTGCTACATCCTTCATAGGACGAGGTGTTTCTTTCAGGAGATTAAAGTACCACTGACCTTCAGCCAGCCACTTTCTAGCTCTTTCTATCTGATCGGTGAAAGTGCCGCACTGACGCGCCTTAACATTGAAAGCAGGACGCTTGTGGACTACAAAATTTAATGCACTTGTGAGACTGGTGCAATCGCTTTGTGTGAGATCCATCGTCTCTGGCAAACCGTGCGCCCGAATATTATCACTCAGGTTGCGCGACCTGCCTACGTCCAGCGTCCCATACAACTCGGACAACTGATCTTCACTTGACAAGTAGTAGGTCTGCACAGTGAAGCGTAGGCTTTTGGTGCCTTTCGACACAGCCCACATACGATGCTGACCATCGACCAGCACAAGCCTCTCATCACCCACCTGAGCAAATACGATGGGCGTTGCCGTAAGGAAGTCACCGTCATCCATGCGCTTTGCATACATGTCTACGACTTCCTTCACGATGGGGCGGTTACGCTCAAACGTCCCATCCATATAACCAGCCGCCTTCTTGGGTGAGATTAGCTCAACCTCAACCTCATGCGACAGGTTGGACATCGTTCTAGGCATAATACCTCCTAGGTTATGAGTTGGACTTATTCCCCCTCTTCTTTTTTCGTTTCGCACGTTTTGCATACATACGTCTGCGCTCCTTAGCCTTGCTCTCCTTTGTTGGGCCAGTGAGGATAAGGGTTTCAGTTGCGGAGAGCGGCAAAATCACCATCTCTCCATTTAACAAATCCTTAGTTATTCCCCCTATAAGTTCCTTAGCCCTCTCTTCGCCAAGGAAGCCTTTCAACTGCGTGAAAGCTTCAGCCTTGTTCTTTACTTGAATCTTCACCTTATTCCCCCTTTACATACGCTTGCATACGTTCTGCCCCGCTAGCCCCCTACCGCCGAAGGCGGTTAGCTTGTTCTGCCCTCGCCGTCTTTTTGGCGAGGGCAGAACAAGCTATTTGTTTTTGACGATAGGGGGCTAACCCTCACGCCGTCGTTGAATGCGCCGCTGGTGGCTATTGCCAGAGTAGCGACGCACCTTCGGCGTTTCTGTCGGCTCCTGCTTCGTCAGAACTTCGCTGACGGCAAAGAGTCCGATTAGGTACTGGATGATGAGTCTCATAGTTCCTCCTCAGTGTGATGGAGCGGTAGACCCGAATAGCCTACCGCTCCTATTCCCCCTACTGTAGGTACTCCTCAGCCTCGGCATCGTACTGACGCTCATGCCAAGCGAAGCTGCCGCCTTCACCACTGTCCTCCTCGGATAGCGGCGTGGCTTCGTACCCACCAACGAGATCGGCACCAGACCGCTCGTTGTCGTCCTCCACCGCTTGGACGATCGCAGAGTCAATGCCTTCGACCCAATCGAATGAGCCGAAGAAAACCTCAAGGAGCATCATAGCCTCCTCGTCGGTTACGGCTCTGAAATCGCTCCAATAACCGCCCTTGCCAGTGGGGAGCTTCCGAACTTCCAGATGCTCCTCATCCAGCCAGCGGTTGCCGAAGCTGGTGCCGAAGACGTAATCATAGTCTCCTTTAACCGCTGGTGTATGGTCAAGGCCAGCATGACCCTGTATGAGACGACGGCTCTCAGGCTTGCTGCCGCCCGCCCACGTTAGCACCGCCGTGTAGGTGCGCTTGAAGTCACCACGACGGTAAGGCGAAGGAGTCGGACGCCCCGCGAACCACGTCTCAACCATAGACGCTGGATCTTTGGGGCTGCAATTCACGAAGCAGTAGTAATGCCCCGTGTCCTCCTGACGGGCCACGATCACGTTGCGGCCCGTAATACATAACATCTTTCCCGACGATGCCAGCTTGGCAAACCGCCGTGCCGAAGCCAGCGAGTACCAGACATAGGCACCCGCTGCTCTGTACTTCGCTGCTTGTCCCGGCTCTATGGGGTCTACGACCAGCCCCTGTGCCAGCAGTTCCTCCCTGCGTCTATAGAACTGCTTCCAAGCGTAAGACCAACGCTTGCTCTTCTGCCCCCGGATCATCTTAGGCAGCTTCTTAGCCACCTTGGCAAGAGCGTCCAACTCCCGCCGTGCCACCTCCCTGCGGCGAGGCAGGTTCAACGCCTCTTCCGTCATAGCCGCCGCTTTCTCTGCAGCATCTAACTCCTCGTCCGTTGACGAAGGATCGCCAGCGGCAAGAAACAACTGCACCTCGTCCAGAGGCTTATGCGTGACCTCCGACGAAATGTCGATGAGGTCTCTGAGGCTGGTCATCTCGTGACCAACCAACTCACCCCATTTCGGACGGTAGTCGATAGCCTTACCGTCCGCATCCACTTTCGGGCGCAGCGTCCCCTCTACCGGAGCCTCTGGAGCGGCTTCAAGATCCCGCTCCATGCCACCGATAAAAGCCTTGCCCACCCGCTTGCCACCCAGCTTCTGGATGGCGAACAGGCCGTGCCGATCTATGACCACAACCTGCGGACCGTTGTGGGTCATCGACAACTGCTCCGCGATGCTCCGCGCCTCATCGCCATGCTCCGCATCCCAACGCCAATCGTAGACGCCGTAGAAGCTGGATAGCTGTGGCTTTACATTGCGGAGGTGACCCTCCACAATGCCATCGTTGCCAAAGAAGCGAGGGTCCGTTCCCCCCGCTAGCGTCGGATAAACCGTGTCCAAGCTCTGTGACTCCGGCGCAGATCTCACCGGAGTATCGAATAGCAACGCCGAAGCGTCTATCCGATTCAAAGCTTTGGGAATGCGCGGCTCTTCGATGACCGCACATTTCTGCATGAGCCAACCTAATGCACCAACCATTGGAACCTCCAATAGTCTCACGAAGCTGATGCTCCGTGGTGAACAGCAAGCAGTGCGGTGCTGAGTTGCACCGCACTGCCACGAATGCTACTAAACCAACCACTCCAGCAACGTACCAAGGGCGAACAACGCGGCTAAGCCTCCCAGCCAGCCGCCCAAGTAAATTAAACATACAACGCCAACGAAAGCCACGAACATCCCGACAACTACTCCCAAGCTCTTACCAAGCTTGGTGGCTGCTGCCACGACCTTCGCAGTGGCTTCCTTCCGGCCAGCCACTACAGCCGCTTCGAGCTTCTTGTGGGGGACATAACCCCATGTAGTTGGCTGTTTGATATCGGGGGAACAAAACTCTTTGTCAGATGAAATAAACGCCGGACCGTCTGGGCCAACGCCAACACTCAACTGGTTGAGACCCCAACGGGCTGCCAGTACCTTACAACGCTTACTAACCGCTGTAATGACCCACTCACTGCGACGATGGTCAGCCGCAGCATCCTCCGCGCAATGGCTGACGTGTGAGTCTGCGCTCATGTCGAACCAATGCTCCTCATTCTCAAGCAAAACCTTCGGATCTTTGCTGAACCGCACTGCCAAAGCAGCATTCAATGCTTTGGCATCCCACCTCAGATCTTCCAGATGCCACGAAGCTTCAGGAAGCAGATTATGCTCTATGTGACGCCACAAGCCCTTCGTTGATGCATTCATCTTAGTTCTCCTCCGAGTTATATTAAGAAATGTATAGTTGTTCCCCCTCAAGCAGTGGTGGAGCCGAATGCCCCACCACCGCTGACCCTACTCCTCGTAGTTGACTGGTGGATGCTGCCACGACCTTCGCAACTCCTCGCAAGTCTTGCAGAGGATGTCATGTTCGTATGGAACCTCGTCCCTGTAAACCGTGATGGTGCGGCACTGACACTTAGCCAGTGCGGCGTCGCTTGCCCGAATCTCCTCCCGACTACGACCTTCGTAATTAGTCATTGCTATTCCTCCTAAGCGTTAGGGGCAATGTCGGAGTAATGAACTCCCGATGCCGCAACTTCAATCTCTACGGCAAGGGCATAATCCTGAACCCGCTTCGCTGCGGCTTCGCCCGCCTTCGCCACGTAGTAAAAGTGGAAGTCGTCTGCGATGACTCTCCCACCCTGAACTGCCAAGCTCCGCGACCCACAAGCGAACCAGAACTCAACCGCTTTCTGGCGGTCGGTGAAGGTCACAAACCCTGCCTTGTTCCACAATATCTTATTATTCAAAGCCTTCATGGTACACCTCACTAAGTTAAGGTTAATAAAAAACTTATAGAAAAAGGAAGCGCGGCGATGCTTGTCAAGGGTTCGCAGACGGGCCGTCCGACAACTTGTTTGGAAAAGTGGTCCCCGTCTTTTTGGGGACGGCTTCTTTTCCAAAGAAGTTTCAGGCCCGTGTTACTGCGGTCCCTTGACAAGCTTTAGACACGGGTGAACACGACCATAGGAGTGTTCACGGACCCGTGGCGTCGAGTCCATGCCGATGCAGAGTGCAGCGTCTCGTACCTGCAAAGCCGTCTGCTTATGCTGAGCATTCGATATAATAATTCCGATGGACGCTTTTGCTGTTGTCCATCGGCACCCTAGCAGAGAAGCGGAAAAATAGACGGCTGGTCGGAGAAAGCACTCCGCTGCCGCTGAATGAAATCATTCAGTGGGAGTGGTGCCGGGCTTATCCTTAACAAAGCGAGCGTTCTGTAGCGAGGTGAGGAGGGCTGTTTCGACGAGAGCCCTTTCGCGTCCCGCTTCTTCTGTTTGGGACATCAGCGAAAGGGCAGAGAGTACCCTCGGGCGAGTGGAGCGGAAGGGTGGGTCCAAGGAAGGGTGCTGCTGAAGGGGCATCTTCTCGACCGCGTAGCTGTTCACGCGTCGAGAACCCCGACTGATAAAACCTCGGGTCGCAGACACTATCAGTCGGGGTTCGTCCCGTCTTTTTGGGACATTGTGGAAAGCATCGCAGACATTCTGTACGGATCACCCCAGAGCGAGGTGCTCTCGAATGCGAAGCAAAGACAGCACCTTTCGCGGCGGTGATCACGCGTCGCAGACGAACATGCCGCTCGTTGTAGAGAAGACGTGGCTTGGTCGCGCCGATGAGAAGAGAAGCGGTGTTGCAAGGGAGACACACCCCGTGAACAGAAGTGTGACGAGGAGAGAGAGGTCACGAAAGAATAAAGTCACTGACGTGGGACAGCACCAAGGAGAGGTCCGTGTGACTGTTCTTCGGAGAGAACTGCGTTAAGGCGTTGCGGTTGTTAGCGGCGCTGAGAAGCTTCTTTATACCCCCCGTGGGAGGTCGTTTCCCCCTGCGACCATCATACGGGGGGATTCGTTTGCCCCCTCGGATGTAGAATCGTCCAAATGTTGGGCCTCGTTCACATCTACGAACTCGCCATCTACGGCTTGGGCTTGTAGGTAGGCGTTAGCTTCTTCGGGATTAGCGAGGGTTTTAGCTATTTGGAGCATCTCGGTAGCGCCTTTACCGATCTTTTCTAGGGTATCTTGCAGTTGTTTGGGGGGTCTCACTTGCGCTATGAGTTTATCGTCGGTGAGGGTCTTACGTACAAAGTCTAGGTAGACTTCGGCAGAGCGTGTATGCCCTTCCTTAGCATTTTTCGCAAGGGTATGGAGTATTTCGGGGGCTTCGTCCAGTCCTTTTCCGGCTACTTCGGTAAGCATCCGGTGATATACTTCAGCGGACCGAGCGGTATGGTAGAAGGCGGTATTGGGTGTTATGCCATGTCTTCGGGCCAGTTCGCCTAATGTCCTATCTTCTTTGAGTTCGGTGGGTAGTGCTTTCCACTTAGCGACAACATCTATGATGAGTTCTCTTTTTTCGGGTTTATTTCTGAAGGGGGCGGCTTTATCGGCGGGGGGTCTATGGTCATTCATTCGTATAACCTCATCTGGTCTAGTGGTATGAAGGCATTCTCTCTCAGGGCTAGGCCACCCTCACAATGAGCTTTTGTTTCGGTTTCTTTTACGGTGTAGTTACATTTAAGCGATCCACGGTCATCGGTAATAGGGAACAGGGCGATAGCTTTTGATGCTTTGAGGTAGGCTATTACATAGAAGGGAACATGAAGTAGGGAGGATAGCAGTTGTCCGTCTGTCAGCTTATCGGCGGTGATGAGGAGGGAACCCCATTCTTTCAGTTGTTCGATGGATTCTTTGCGTCCTTTTATTTCTGCTATGGCTACGGCTTTACCATCTCGGAAGAAGATTCTATCTACGCGGGCGGTTTCAGAGCCTGTTTTTAGCTCTCTGCATTTGAAGATGGTGGATATTCTATCGGCCACCATCTGCTCTACTTCTTGATGTTCGGGTTTATTATTCATAGATAAGAAAGCCCTACGACCCGTGAGGGCCGCAGGGTTGGTGGGAAAATAACGATCTCATACTGAGGAGGAACCCATGTATGGAGGCATCGTTAGAGACAAATATAATATAATTTGGTGATAAGTCAAGTCTTTCACAGTCAACGCTTCCATAAAGACGGATCTCTATCCCCCTCGTCCTCTCCTACCGCTGTTGGTTACCTTTACCTTCCGTTGTTGCTGGTAGCCCCGAACCATTACGTGGTTCACTTTCGCACCCTTGCCGCCAGAGCATTTTACCTCAGTGGGTGATCCTTGAGGGATTGAGTTCTTTATTGGATAGACTGCTCTCAGTCTATTGGCAGGTGACTGAAAGCCCAGCGAAGGTGCGCCCTTCGTCTTACGTGATAGGGCATGTCTGTTCGAGACCCCGACTTTCCCACCAGATCATTCGGGGGTCGATGTA